TCTTAACCCATGGCCAATACATTGCAGCATAGTTACTATCTCTATCCGCAGCTTCTGATGTTACGGTTGAAATTGTTGAACCGTAACTAGCCGGATCAATTAATAAGAAACAATCACCACGATCTTCGCACATATTTAACGCAGTGGTAATGACAGCGGCATGGTTGCTGAGATTATCTGTTAACCCTGGCAATGCTAACATGTTGATATCATATTCATCTTGATTCTTTAAAAGACGAATTGCATCAATATAACTTGTATTACCGCTAGCATTGAAAGTTAATCCCTGTACATTGGTGTTTGTTATAGCTTCATTAAATTGTTTTGGATGTGCTACGGTACCATCTGACCCTCCGGAGAATGATCCCGACTGTGCTGACGGAATTAATGCAGTTAATGCGCCGTCGCGGATAGTGCCGTTTTCATTTAAGTAGTTATATGTATTTTTCAACACTTCAACACGTACGAGTTTTGAACGATTTGGGAATGATCCGGCTAGTTGTAAATACGGATCTGCTGTTCCAGCATCTGCTAATGTATATATCTGATCACCGATTACTCTACCAATATAATTAGAAGAATTAGGATCTAATGTTAAATTGGTAAATTGTTCTAAAACAATTTTACGACGATTAGTATCATTACCACGGCGAATGCTTAATGTAAATGTGCCTTTGCTAGTATTACGGTTGCTAATTTCATATCTTAAATTATTTTCAGTTCCGTTTGTTAACAAGCCATTTGTCGTTTCAGCGCCAGCACTATTTTGATCAGCGCCATCCGCTAACGTATGTAATTTAAACACAACCGACGACGGGCCAGTACCACCACGTAATGTTAATACAGTGCTAAATGTAGATGCCGAACCTGTTTGCACTGTAATACTATCACCCACTGAGCCGTACGCTGAGGATGTCAATTGTAGTCGAGTCGTGCCATCATTTGCAATTACGCCAATATTGGCCGAATTAATTTCTGCTACCAAATTGTCTAAGAATGTAGCAGTGCTTGATCCCGTCACAAAATAGTATGTATTATTAATAACATCGGCTGGTGCAGGGCTGTATGAAGCAATAAAGTTATATGTATTACCAGATACATTGATTTTAACTTGGTTATTAACCGTACGGCCGAATGTTCCTACAATTGTTAATGAACCTGTTGCACGCGCTGTTGATGCACCCGTCGAGCCAATTTCTGCAGTTGCATGATTAAAATCGCCATCTAGTATACGAACAACTGTTAATGTATCTGCATACTTTAAATATTGTTCAGCAACATATGATGTTAAATACTTATAACGCTGTTCTGATGCGCCCGATCCAGATGTAAATGTACTACCAAAACGTTGTACAAATTCTGAATATGATGAAACAGTTACTGGAATACCGGCAGGTCCTTTTACCGTTGGCCCAATCACCGCAGCACCAATAGCCGCAACCGCGGATGGTAACTGTGATTGATCGATTTCACGGGTAAATACTCCTGGCGATACTATTTTTTCTGCTGCCATGAGGTTACTCCTATATTATAATGTTTCATATAAATATAGGCAGCTACGTACAAACTATCGATAAATATTACTATGCTGGAATAAATTCACCGCTTTCAACATCAACTGTGCCAGAACCGTACTTTTTATTTAATTCTTGTACTAACTGTTGTTCTTCTCGTTGCATTGCCAAGTATCGATTTGTTATAAGTTGTTTTGTTTCTTGCAGCTGCCCCTTTTGCCGTTCTAACATAAATAGTTCTGCTTCAAGCTGCCCTAACTCCATCACTAGACGGCTACCTCTTGTACGTAAATCTTGAATTTTATTTATTTCTTCTGTAGAAAACTTGATTGCTGTCGACATAACTATCCTTTTGAATAAATATATTATTCGCCTATAATACGTTCATCGCCGAATGAAATACGCTTAACACTGTATTGTTTTTGTAAATTAACCGTACGTAGTTCAGATTGAGCTAATAACACGCCTTTAGTCATTAATGATATTGTAGACCTAATTAATCGGTCTTCGCCTACACTGTTAATTGATTCAGATGTTAGTGATGTAATCAATGTTACAAACTTGTATGATGTACCCCATGCAAAACCACTTAATGGCAACAACATTTCGATAATCGAATTCATTTGTTCTTGATAGTCCGTCCATATGAACATTTCATATGTTATATCAACAAACTCTGGTACTGGTATAACATATAATTCTCTACGTAGCCTCGAGTTTTGCATTAAGGAAAATCTATCGTACACATTGTTAGGCGAAAATTTATTTTCTAATGTTATACTATTGCGTTCCGGCCATGTTCCATTCTGCCGTGCCGGATTTCTATTAACAGCTAATCCTTTTAAGGTATCACGTTCAATAACGTCTGTACGGCGTATGGTAATCAGAGGCGCTAATAGCTTAGCATCAACATCATACATAAATCCTTTAGACTGAATCTGTGCCCACTTTTCGCCGTTTGCATATTCAATAGGAACATCTATCATTGCACCGTTCTGCATTACTTTTGGCTGTACAACGCTCTTCATGAAGTCTAAAATAGCAAAGTCATGATCATATAATGTTACGGCTGGTGTACGTATGGTATCATTATCGCGTCTAATCTGATCTGCACGATTTTGAGTTAAGTCTGCAGAAAATGTAGAATCTGTTTTATTTAATCGTGGCTTACTCATATGTTACGTGGTATGTTGTTTATAGAATTAATGCCGGAATGAACTTTTTCTATGTTTAGTGTACTACGGCGTGTTAAATGTGTCTCACATATAATAGATACACTATAACCAAACTCGCCACGCAATCCCTCAGTATATCCAATATCTTTTGAAGGATTTCTGCCCGACCAGTATTGACCATCACGTATATTGTCTATTTCAAAGTAATCGCTATCATATTGAATAATATCACCAACTTCCGAAACTAAATTACGTTCTACTAATGTATCACGCAAAAATGCAAACTGCGCGGTACGAGTTAAATCAATACCGTAATCATCCGATACCCTAACCTTATCATCTAATGCTACCAGACAATTTACACGTTGTGGTGCATAATATACTTTAACATCTGACTCATTGTATATGTTTACACCTGAAGACTCTAATTTTAATTTATAGTATGCAACTTCCGTATCAACCTGTTTGTTGATAAGTTCTTTGTTAATTGATCTAATTAAACTTGCATCTCGTGCTGAGCCGTATAGTGCCATTATGCAATGTATATTTTAAGTGGTATCTTAGTTATCTGTTGTTGTAACGAATCAGCTTCGGCCTGTTTTCTTTCCAATTGTGCTTGCCTTGACATTGAATCCAGTATCTCTTTTAGTTCTGTTATTAACGAGTCTTTGGCGGCTTGTCCGGCGGATAAAAGGTCCGAGCCGTTCAGTGTGATTTCTGAATTAGGAATAGGTAGTGCTGAATATTTGCCGCGTATAAAACCTAACATTTCCATAGCCAATGCCAGCGTATATCTACGAATCCACTGCCTGCCAACGCTATTAATATTTTTATAAATAACATTCTCATATGGCACATTAGAGAAATCTGAAATTGTGCCTGTCATTCCTTTTAGTGCCGATGCGCGATCCGACTTTTTGATATATTCAAACCAAATTTTATTGGCATAATTATTTGCCTGTGGTATCGGAAATATACGAATTCTATCATTTGATATTTGAAATGAATATGCAGATCTACGTACTATATCATTAAACTCAATTGCCTGTAAACGCAATAAATCAGAGTATACCGGTTGCATTAAAAATGACACCCCAGGCGAATAATTACCAAAACCAAATGAGTCTAACATCTGTTGAGTACCAATACCTGACCCGACAAATGGATCAAAAAATCTAGCCAGCGCTGGAGGTGGATTATGATATAGTCGTTTTATTTCAATAGCATCTACTCCCGGCGTACCTGATTCAAATGCTATATGAGTAGTATCTGTTAAATCGTAAACCTGTTTACCATTTGTCAATGTTATCGAGCCTGTATAATATGTAACATTTCCGCCCGAGCCTGCTTCAACGCCGTATTCATCAGCTAATTCAATCAATCCGCTCAATGTCGGAGAAACCTTTTTTCCTGTCAAGTTTGAGCTTGTCGGCGAGCCGTACAAGTTTAACATGTTATCGCGTATATTATATGTATTTAATTGTGCACCGTATTCAGATACAGCTTCTTCAAAACATGTATAAAAGTTTTTATCTTGAAGTTCAATATCTACTAATGGATAGCCCATGCGTTTAGCACACCAATCTGCAACAGCTTCGGCATCACATGCAAAGTCTCTATCTCTATCGTATAATCCAAATGGCGTATCGCCTGGAAAGAAAGATGCTGAGCCAGGCCAAATTGCTACATTAACTGCCATTGTATCCCTTTATAATAAATATCAAGTTGTTAGAATACACCGGCATCTATCATCGCCAATGACGATGATACATCATTAAACCCGCCTAATGAAAATATAACATTTTGCATATCAACAGTACCGCCATTAAACACATACGAACCGGTATGATAAAATGAGCCTGTTAATGATACGCTAAATAAACTTGGATCGACGCCATTATATTGAGCAGATGTATTAGCATCAAATCGTTGTGCAGTCCATCGGCCATCGACGTGAGTTGCAGCGGTCGTGTTGCCATTTCGATACTCGATACCTCTATTTTGTACACCTGCCGCCGGCGGCGATAGTATATTTCCAGCAACAAATAAATTTCCTGCAGTATATAGTCCTGCAGATGCACTAATAGCATTACCTGTTATAGTTCTACTAACTCGTAGTAACGATGATGATATTAGTCCCGTAGACCTTATGCCACCTTTATTAGTAATATCATTAAGAACTTCTAATGAACTACTAAATGTCGATTTAAATGAATTAATTGTTAGTGTATCACGACGATTATATTTACTACCGTACGTGCCTAAAATTAAACTACCAATTACGCCTTGGTCAGTAATAGTATCAACACGTGCACGTATATCACCTACCGAACCGGATGTATCTATACCTTTAAAGCTAGCACTTTGAATTGCAAAACTTATTTTACCTGCAATGTCGCCGGCTTGGGCGCCATATTCAATACGGCTACTACGTAATTGAATTTCTGTACCATCTACTGAATCTTTTGACGATAATAAGTCAAATGTTTTATCAAATTTTTCATCACCGCTAAAACCAATACCAAATCTAGCTTCGCGATTAGAACTACTTATTTGAATAATTGTTATTGGATTTATGCCGGGTATAAGCTGATTAAATTCTAAACCGCGATTAGTGACATTGGTAAAAAAGCCTTTGCCTGTACGTACATCATCCTGTTTATTATATAGCCGTAAACTACCCGATGTTGTTATATTTAATGAATAAAAATTAGGCATAATTTAATAGCTTATAATTACATGTCACTCGCAATTTAGCATTTTGAATGTATGATATATATTTACCAAAATTTGTATCACTAGATAATAGTAAACGAATTGACATGTAAGAAGATGGTATATTATTAGAACCTGTCACAAACGATAATAATATTGGGCCTTGCGGCGAATTTGTATCAATAATAGGAAGAGTCTCTTCATCTGACAACTGTGGTCTATAATTTGTAAATCCGGACGGTATGGACGTAAATCCAAGCACGAAATCGGCTATATTAGATGTATTAAATCCTTGAGTAAACATAAATGCAGATTCGGTATCTTCAAAGGGCCATCCATCACCGGCTGCAAATGTATATTCACCCGAATCAAACGGCAGTGTATAAATTGTAGACTCGAATCGTATAGGATATTTAGCAATTGCTCCAATCGTAGAATTTTGTCTAAATACGGAACTAGATGCCGGCACGGATTCATTAGGAATAATATGTACAACCATATCCAAATCTAATGAACTGCCGGTGCTAAATCGTAACAATGGAAATTTTGTCCATTCAGGTGTTGCTTGGCTCGGTGGAAATGACCCTGTTAAGAAAAACACCCCCTGCGTATACATTTGTCCTCGAGGCACTTCAATTAAATGATATGATGCTGTTGAATACTGCCGGCCGGTAATATTAAAGCTTTCTGTAACTGTTAATGCACTAGCCGATATATGGCCGGCCTTAAGTACATTTTGACTAGGATTGTATTGAATACCAATATTAGTATTTTCATATCCTAACCGAGCATGAGATGTAGTATTTACAGACTCAACAAATGGTACTGTATAATATTGATCGGTGCTAGTTGCATTTACCTGAACTCTATTAGCTGCAGATGCCGTGCCTTGTAAACTACCGGTAAACGATGCTGCATTAACACGGCCGGATACACTAGCTCTACCAGTAACTGTTAATACAGAATTATTATATGTTAATCCAGACTCTGCAGTAAATGTGCCATCGCCATCAGATGTAATGACTCGATTAGCACCATTTGTTGCTAACCAATCACCTGTTAATGCAGCAAATTCACCAGAGCCGGCCGTTAATCCGCTATCGATATTAACACTACCTCCGAAATATGCTGGGGGCAATCCACGATTATCAATATACAATCCACTAGCTGTAATAGCACCTGATACAAATAAACCTGTATTATCAAAGTGGTGGCTTACAATACCAGCACCTTTAGATGCACTAAAAGATAATTCTATTTTTCCTTCGGGGTCATTTACCAATAACGTAGTAGCATTAAATCCATTGGATAAGTCACCCAACGCTACTGTAACATCACTAGAATTTTTTGTTATATCAAATAATCTATTTCCGCTTAAACTTACTCGAGTCGCGGCATCAATTGTCAGCTGGCCGCCGTTAAGTATTAATGTCGGTTCAGCTGTAAATGTGCCGTCGCCGTTTGCTGTAACAAGTCTGTTATTAGTATCACCTATAATTGTAACACTACCGGCAAATGACGATGTCGGTACCGCGGTCGGCACACCGTTACTATTACCTACCCATGTATAGCCCGGTGTAATATTTGGTAAATCATTTGAACGCCCTGCACCATATACAAATCCACTTCCATTGGCAGCAACTTTTGTTACAATACCTAAATTTTGAATTAAGTTTGTTCCGGTAGGCTTAACATTAGTATATCCGCCATTCGCGCCAACATACACGACATCGCCGGCGCCAAATGCAGATGTATTTACGCCGTTAATAAAACCAACAACAATTGCTAAACCTTCAGCGTTAGGTGCCAAAGATTCCGCCAATACTCCAATTGCTGGCATTGTATTAGCATTTGATGCTGACGCCGGCTTTACTAAATCTAGGTTACCAACACTACCTGAGACATATACCGGCATTCCTTTTACTAATGTAGTAGGCCATGCATTTTTTACTTGTACATATACACGTGTTTTATCTAATGTTAGCTTACCGGAGCCATCTGTAGTTAAAACATCGCCTGGGTCGCCATCACTATTAGGATATGCTAATCCCGATGCAGATAGTGCTGTTGTAGCATTTACTCGACCAGCACTTAATAAGTTTAATCCTGGATTATAGTAAAAGTCTGATGACGGAACATCTTGAAATAAACTATTAGTAGATGTAAATACTACCGGGAAATTTAGCGGCGCTGTAGTTTGTGATACCGTTACTTTGGAAGTAATTGACGCGGTACCCACAAAGTTAGGAGCATATACATCACCGTAGGATGTAATGCCAGAACTTGCAGTCACACTATTTAACGCCGCATCCGATCCGGATACAATTACTTTTTTCCAATTTGGCATACTTCCTTTTCCTAACTACGGTTGGTTACTTAAAAAGCCCACTTCCAGCTCGGGGCTGGCCAATAATTAAGATCTCTCTCATTATTTACGCGTGATGTTCTCTTTTTGTTTTACAGCTTCATACTCCCGTTGCAATTTATATGTGATTGTTATAATATTGTTTAACATATGGCCTTTAAAGTCCATGTCCGCTAAAATACGTAATAGGAATTCAATTTCTTCTGATGTGAGAGGGTGGTGATGTTCCACACCGCCGATGCGAAAGTTGCCATTAACTCGTAGTGCCATTTCATTTAATTATTAGGGTGTTTTTGTTCTAATATAGATATCACCATTAGATTCATTAATATAAATCTCGCCATAACCGTAACGCACATCTGCTTCATCAGGCGCGCCGGCAGCAGCGGTAGTTGTTACAATAAATGATCTCGAGATATATAATTTTGATGATAGATCTGTATCAGCTTCTCGCATATGTTTTGCAACGGCCCAACGTTGGTCGCCGGCATCATGATATAATGCAGACCCACTATTTGCAGATGACCCAGATTGAATAAACAAACCACCATCGACATTTACACCCGCAGAGCCCGATGCTATACGTACAAATACATCTTCGACATTAATATTTGTACTATTAATTGCAGTTAAGCCGCCGTTAACGGTTAAGTTACCATTAATAGTTGTATCGCCCGTTACATTTAATCCGCCAAATGTTACATTTGAAGTGGTATTGACTGCTTGATTAACACGTCCTTCAATTGTTGTTACTCGAGTACTAAACGACGCTGATGCACGAGTGAATGAGCCGGATACTTTAGTAGCAGTTAAAGTACGTATAAATGTTGCATTTGTACCTAATGATCCGGATATACCGGCGGCAGTTAATGATCTGATTAACGTTGCATTCGAGCCTAATGATCCGGATATCTTAACTGCCGATAATCCACTAAAATATTGTGACTGCCATGAGCCGGATACTTTATTAGCAGTCAATGCTCTTATAAATGCTGCATTCGGTCCTAATGACCCAGATACTTTATCAGCGGTTAAACTGCGTATAAATGATGCATTTGCACCTAATGAACCAGAAATATTACTAGCAATTTGCGCAGAACTGGATAATAATCCGGATGGAATGCCCGTTAATTCAGACCAACTACTAGCCCCACCGCCTAATGTACCATCGCTAATTTGACTACCAAGTGTTCGTCCAATGTATTGATATGCGGTTGCAAAAATCCAGTTAGTATCAGCACGTGCTGTCGTAAATGAGACAACCCCCGTCTTATAATCGAATACATAGTCTGATGTTGGTATTGTATGCGAAGCTGGATTTATATTATCAGGATCAGAATCTGTACTCTGAAATAATACAATATTATAGCCTGGCGTTCCATCAGTATCAGCTAAATTTACAGTATCCGATGCGAAATTTTGACTAATATATTTCGGTGTTATGAAATTTGTAAGTTGATCTGCTTGAATTAACTGCGAGCCGCCGGTGGTATCCGTAGATACGTTAGTAGGTTCTGTTTCTACGAAAAAGTAGGTATCACGTTGTGTACCAGTCCCAGCTGGCTTTAATTTATGTCTCCACCAGTATTTTAATACCGGTAAATCTGGACTAACCGTTGGATCTGTATAACTAGCGGAGACTATGTACCCTGCCTGCGAAGAGCCTGAGAATGGGATTCCGGCGGATGATGTCGGTATATAACGCACATCCGTAAAAATCTCATTGGCATTAATATCTAGTACACTAGTAAATGCTTCTTGTGTTACGCTAGCGCGTTCAGAAGTATATCGTCTATTCTGAAGTTTTTTGTTTGAAAATGATGCGCTTACAAATGCCATTTATTTAGTCCTGTGTTTTGTTATTATGATGCGGTTAGCGTAATTTGTTGCAATGTATCACTAGGTGCACCTTTATATCGTATTAATACATATACATCGGAGTAGTTATTTGCGCCAGATGGGTTAACTATTTCCTGTCCGCCGGCGGCAGACAATCCCAATGTTATTGTATTAGCACCAGTTGATCTAGAGTCCCACCCCTTTTTAATACTCACTGTCCCATTGAATGGATTAATGCCGGAAGTATTTGCAGTTTGATTATCTAAATTCGGTGAAAATGTTCCAGTACCAGATACGTCATAAATATTCGGCGTTCCGCCGGCGACTTGCTTGCTAAAAATTACTCCAATTGAGTATTTGTTATTGGTAGTCGTGTCCCATGATACTAAATCACTAAAGTCACTATCACCAAAAGTAGTAAGTACTAAACTACTACGGCTAGAACCTTCAGTTAACTCAAAATCAAATTTATGCAATGCCCACTTATAATGAGTAATATTATAGCTACCCGTTGGGTACCAATAACCATATCCGCCACTAGTATTTGCACTTGTCGAATTTGCACCGTGCTGTGGATTAACAAGCCATCCATAATTAGATGCGCCAGGCTTGTACTGCAAATCGCCATTATCACCTAATCTTAATCTTGAACCCGAATTCCATGTTAATGTCATAGCAGTGCTTACAGCATTTCCGAAAATAGGCTTTCTGCGCGTCTCATCTCTAAATCTAGTTGATAATAAACCTTCGCCAGTTAAACCAGTCTGCCCATTACTTGATATCCATACAGCCAATGACCCACTCGATGCGGACTGGCGAAATGTTCCGGGAGTATGAAAGTTTACGTTTGCTGCGGTGCCGTTGGTCCAGGTACCTGGGCTATTCCATAATCTATGCCGCGGCTGATATGTCCATGTAGTAGTTGAAGGATATTGTTCAACCATGTTTGTTGCACCTGTATACGAGGTACGATTATTGTTTAAAGGTCCTATACCAATAGCAATGTTGCTACCTAGTGACGCCGTTGATACTTGGTATGGTGCGTTACCAGTAGTCGGGGCGGTTGTTACTATACCAGCGGTATTTATTATCGCTGGCGACCCAACTACTATAAGGCCGTTTGATAATTTCCATTGCCAGTCACCCGAGGCCGTTAAATTTACAATTGTGCTACTAGCAGATACTTCAGCTAGTGTTGAAACACTGCTAGCTACTGCATAATACAATGGCCTAAATAATCCTTTATAATAAAATGTCTTCGAATTTAGCCAAGTAGCATTATTTAAATACGGAGCTCCGGATAAACTTCTCGAAGTTGCAGTTAGCGCCGTAAAATCAAATCCACCAGCATCTCTATCAAATGCAACAGTTTGACTTTGAATGCTTGTAACATCACTAGTCGTTAACGGTGTTATAAAATATGTAGTTTGATCTGATAATGTAGCTAACGATCTACCTATTACTTGCCCAATTGTTGCCGCGGAACTTGATGCAAATCCTGCCTTAATGCCATGGTATCTATAATAGCCTGATGATGATATTGCAGCGGCAGTGGTGAATACGGAACCAAAATCTGCTTTTGTAGGATGGTATTTACGAGCTGTTATTATAGGAAGATCAACGTAATATGCTTCTTGCCATGATGGCGGAATTACCGATGGTGTACCAGATGCTCTATTTTTTACGCGTAACGGCGCGGCATCGGTTGTAGACGTAACAACTACCAATGATCTTGTTGAAAATGTTGATGCGGCAGTCGGAGTTGTTATGGATTGTGTATCACTGAAACTTTGCGTTGCAATTGCAAAAACACGCACACCAGCGGATGCAATACCAGCATCAAAATATGTACTGGGAGTACTATC